CAGCCTGCAGTTTGGCGAGGAGGCCAAGACCGTTAAGCAACTTGTCGCAGCAGGCGGGCAGGCAACAGCCGTTGCCGACAATCAGGTCATTACGTTAGTCCGCACCAGCATCAACCAGGTTGCCAATACCGCCAGCCAGCAGGTCTATGAGGCGAATCAGGACATCACACCGCGGTATCGGTACGTCGCCACGCTTGATACCCGCACCAGCGCGATCTGTCGGGCGCTTGACGGCAAGGAGTTTGCGTATGGCAAAGGCCCGATGCCGCCGCAGCACTTCAACTGCCGCAGCACGACCGTGCCAATCATCGACCCAGACATCCTGCCGCCGTCAACGACAGCCACCCGCGCCAGTAAGGATGGTCAGGTGCCGATTGACCAGAGTTACGGAGAATGGCTATCCAAGCAGCCACGCAGCGTACAAGCTGATGCGCTTGGTCCAGGCAAGGTTGCATACTTCAACCGGCTTGCCAAGAAATACGGCCCACGCGATGCCATCGCCAAGCTAGTACGCGATGACGGGTCAGAGTTAACCTTAGATCAACTCCGCAAACGATATGGACCTGCCTAACCTGCGGCATTTTCGCAACGAGGGACTGTTTACGGTCAGCTCAGATCCTGTTGAAGCATTGGCCGGTGAGGCATGGGTGCCAGCGATCTCTACCGACAAAGGATGGGCAACAGCAGATGGCGCTAGCCTGCTGGTAGGCATTGAGGAATGGCGGCATGGCAATGAAGCCGACCAAGGCGGACAAGAAAGTCGCCAAGGTGATGGGCGAGTTCAAGCAAGGGACACTGCAAAGCGGCAAGCCAGGCCCCGGCAAGGGACCAAAGGTCAAAAGCCGCAAGCAGGCAATAGCCATTGCTCTATCTGAAGCCGGCAAGTCCCGCAAGCCAAAAGGTAAAAAGTGATGCCTAAGTACACCGGACCAGCCAAGCCTCAAAAGCCCATGCCCAAGAAAGGCGGCAAGAAGAAATGAAACGCGGCGACCGGGTTAGCTGGAGCTACCAAGGCACGCGCACCTTTGGCGTGATCACCAGCATTGGCGGCGAGCGGGAGACCATACCAACGCAAGGCGGCGGTAGCGTCACCCGCGTTGGCAGCATGGACGATCCGATCGTGCGGATCAAATCCGAGTCAACCGGCAACGCGGTTATCAAAAAGCGGTCAGAGCTGAAACTTGCACCACGGCGATGATCACCTACCGCGGCGAGCAGTTTGAGGATTACAACAAACCCAAACGTACGCCAACCATCCGACCAAATCGCATGCGGTGCTAGCCAAAGAAGGCGAGACCGTCAAGCTGATCCGATTTGGGCAGCAAGGCGTTAGCGGTAGCCCAGCGCGCAAAGGTGAATCAGACGCGGACAAAGCTAGGCGTGCATCATTCAAGGCAAGACATGCGAGTAACATTGCTCGCGGGAAGATGTCCCCAGCGTTTTGGGCGGACAAGGTGAAGTGGTAGCCGCTTCCTGCCGGTGAATCCAGTCCTTTAACTCTGAAACGTACCACCGCAAGTCTTGCGCTTTTGCCGCATGCCAGCCGTTGCCGGTGCTGCGGTACAGGTGCTCGTGGCGATCTACCGCTTCAAGGCATGCCTTAATTAGCGGATTCCACGGCTCACGGATTGGTGTATCCCATTCACGCTTTGACACGATCACCACGCGCCATTACGATGGCAGTGTAATTAAGCCTGCGGCTTATCCATGTCCGATGAAACACAAACCCAGGAGCCTGCGGCTACCTGGGGTGACAATACCGACGCACTGCAACGCAGCGTTGAGGCATTAGAGCGCAAAAACAAAGAGCTGATTGCAGAATTGCGCGCTGCCAAAAAGGCGCCAGCGTTGCCTGATGGGGTTGATGTCAATGAGCTATTGGAGTTCAAGCGCAACCACGAACAGCAGCAGCTTGAGTCGCAAGGTAAGTATCAAGAGGCGCGACAAGCTCTGGAGCAGCAGTTCCGTGAGGCGACGGCGGAAAAGGACCAGCGCATTGCAACACTTGAGGCCCGCGTGCGCGAATTGGAATTGGTCACGCCAGCAGTGACCGCATTGGCGGACATCGTCCACGATCCAGACCTGGTGCTGAAAACCAAGCTCAGCGCCGATCAGATCGAGCGTGATCCTGACGGCACAGTCGTGGTAGTCGATGGCTATCAACGCACACCTGTTGGCGAATGGGCCAAGACGCTGCCGGCATGGATGCAAAAGCAACCCAAACCCCAAGGTAGTGGTGCACCATCAGCCGGTGCTAGCACTGGCGGCATTCCGGCAGGCATGGCAAACCCATTCAGCCGTGATAGCTTCAATCTGACCGAGCAAGCACGACTGTTCCGTACTGATCGTGATTTGTACGATCGCATGAAAGCAACAGCTAACCGTTAGTATTTGAGCGTCTGCTCGTGATGGCTGCGCCACACAGAGCCTGGGGCTGCGCCCACACCGTAAACCATTCCCCCGAGATGAATCATGGCGACTCTTCGCTCTGACATCATCATCCCAGAGGTTTTTACGCCTTACGTCATTGAGCAAACCACGCAGCGTGATGCCTTCCTGGCTTCCGGTGTGGTCCAGCCCATGGCGGAGCTGAATGCAACTGAGGGTGGTGATTTTATCAACGTCCCCTTCTGGAAAGCCAACCTGACCGGTGACTTCGAGGTGCTGACTGACAGCACTTCGCTGACGCCTGGCAAGATCACTGCTGACAAGCAAGTCGGCGTTATCCTGCATCGTGGCCGCGCCTTTGAGTCCCGTGACCTTGCAGCCCTTGCTGCTGGCGCTGACCCGATGGCTGCCATCGGCGCCAAGATCGCTGATTACGTTGCCAACCAGCGCCAAAAGGACCTTTTGTCCTGCCTCGGCGGTGTGTTCGGCAGCCTGGGTTCTACCTCCAGTTCTGCTGCTTTCTTTGGCCTGACCATTGACGGCGAGTCTGGTGATACCCCCACCACGCTGAGCCCCCGTCACGTTGCCGAAGCCCGCAGCCTGCTGGGTGATCAAGGCGACAAGCTGGCCGCTGTTGCCATGCACTCCAAGGTCTATTACGACCTGGTTGAGCGCAAGGCGATCGACTATGTGACCGAGACAGACGCACGTCTGACCTCTAGCGTCACTGACTTTGTCGGCGGCAGCATTGCTGGTGCCTACGGCCCCGTGAGCGTGCCGACCTACATGGGTCTGCGCGTGATCGTGTCTGACGATGTGCAGACCGACGGCAGCGGCAGCTCGACTGAGTACGCCACCTACTTCTTCACCCAGGGTGCTGTTGCTTCCGGCGAACAGCTGGCAATGCAGACCGAAACCGATCGTGACATCCTCGCCAAGAGCGATGCCATGTCGATCGACCTGCACTATTGCTACCACCCCGTTGGTGCCAAGTGGGGCGTGACTACCGTCAACCCGACCCGCGCTCAGCTCGAGACGGTTGGCAACTGGTCGAAGGTGTACGAGCTGAAGAACCTCGGCATCGTGCGCGCCACCAACACCTCTAACTTCGATTGAGGTAACTAACCATGGCACAACCTTCCCAGTTTGAACTGTCTACAGAGCAGTATCTTGAAGCCACTTTTTACGGGGCATCCTCGATTGCCGACGTGCAATTCTGGACTGCTCCCGTTAAGTGTGAAGTGGTGGCAGTGCGTGAAGTTCACGCAACTGCCGGTAGCGATGGCAGCGCCGTAACCGGCACCGTCCGTCGTTGCCAAGGCACTGAAGCCGCCACCGCTGGCGACGATCTGCTGAGCGCCACCATCAACTTCAAAGGCACTGCTCTTACCGAGCAGACTCCTGCCTTGACCACGACTGCTGCTGACCTCGTTCTTGAGGTTGGCAACCGGCTGTCGCTGGACGTGACAGGTACTACCACCGCCTTGGCTGGTGTGATCCTGACCGTGCTGCTTAAGCGCGTCTGATGGGGCTGTTCGCTTTCCGGCGACTGCGTGAAGCCGAGGCTGCCTCTTCGGAGGTGGCCTCTCTTTCTATGCCAGAGCCTAAACTAGACATACCGGAGGTGCCCACGGATGCCAATAGCAATCGACGCAACAGTGGGCGGCGCAAACGCCAACAGCTACCTGACGCTAGCAGCAGCGCAAGCGATCATTGACGGCTTTGTGCAGGATGCTGATGTCACAGCATGGGCATCGGCTACCACTGACCAAAAGAACCGGGCACTCTTTACCGCGACGCAACGGCTAGACCGCGAGCGGTTCCTTGGCGCACGGGCGACCGATACGCAGGCGCTGCAGTGGCCGCGTACTGGCGTGCGCAAGCCTGACACTTACATCAACACCTATGCGGTTGGATTCCCGTTTCGCATTACTACTGATTATTTCACTGATACCGAAATTCCAACGCAAATTCAGTACGCGCAAACCGTGCTAGCGGTATTCCTCCATAACAACACCGACGCGCTTGGGCTTAGCGGATTGGAGGATTACAAGAATGTCAAGATCGGCAGCCTTGACGTGACGCCTAATCTTGGCTATGGCGCCGTTGGCGCTGATAAGGTGCCACCGCTGATGGAGCGTTACCTGACAGGGCTTAGAATAAGTGGACCTGGTAACGTTGCAATTCGCCGGAGCTAATCATGCCTGATCTTATTTCTCCTGCCGGCGGTGACATTGGCCTACAGCGTAGGTCTGACGGCAGTTATGCAAGCCTTGTGGCAGGCGGCGCCTACCGCACTACTGCCACTATTACCCGTCCATCTAACACCACCGCCTACACCGCTGGGGACGTGGTTGGGGACACAGGGGGTTCTGCCATCATCACCCTGGCCAACGCGGGCCCAAGTGGGGGCTTTGTGCTAATCCAGAGCCTGTCGTTGGTGCTTAGCGACAGCACGGTGCCCAGCGGCATGGGCGCGTTCCGGGTTCACTTGTACTCCGCCAGCCCTACCGCCATCGCGGACAACGCCCCCTTTGACCTGGTCAGTGGTGAGCGGGCCAGCTACTTGGGCTTTGTTGACCTGGCAACGCCTAGCGACTTCGGTAGCACCCTTTACACGCAAACCGACTACCCCGGCAGGCTCATCAAGCTGGGCACTGCCAGCACGACGCTGTTCGCTGAGCTTGAAACCCGTGGCGCCTACACCCCGGTAAGTGCCAGCACGGTAAGCGTCCGCGTGAACCTACTGGAGGCTGGCTTGTGAGTCGGCTGCTCGTTGCTCAGCGGGCGCTAACGGTCCCTGGCTGGGCTAAGGATGCGCTGTGGCGCCGCGCTCAGGCAGTGCCATCACTTGACCTGCGCTTTGCTGAGAATAAAAGCCTGACGGATGCCGTCACGGGGCAGTCGCTCATCACCTTCACCCGCGCCAGCAGCGCGACCTACATCGACAGCGCGGGAACGCTGCAGACGGCGGCTGTGGATGTGCCCCGCTTTGACCACAACCCCACGACCGGCGAGAGCCTGGGCCTGCTGGTGGAGGAGCAGAGGACCAACAGCATCCGCAACAACACGATGGTGGGTGCGGTTGCTGGAACGCCGGGGACAATTCCGACGAATTGGGATATTGCTATTACTGGCTCAGGTATAACACGAGAGATTGTAGGAGTTGGCATTGAAGATGGAATTACCTATATTGACATTAGATACTTTGGAACGGGAAGCGGCAGCGTAATACCTCAAATTCGGCCAGAAACAACTACACAGATTGTTGCCGCAGTGGGGCAGGCTTGGACCGCAAGTTATTACTTAAAAGTCGCAGCCGGGTCTACTGCGGGTGCGTTTGGTTTTTCGCAAATTTGGCAGGAAAGAGACGCAGTTGGAGTCGCTTTAAACACTGTTACTGTTGCTATTCCTGAGCCAACTACGGCAGCACTTGGAACTCAGCGCAATGTTCTAACGAGAACACTGACTAACGCTGGGACTGCCAGGCTGACCAATCGACTTCAATTTTCTTTCACAGATGGAGTGGCCATCGACATCACCCTCCGCATCGGCCTGCCCCAGCTAGAGCAGGGCGCATTTGCTACGAGCGTCATCCCCACCACAACCGCCACGGTCACCCGCAGTGCAGACGTGCCCAGCATCACGGGGGCGAACTTTGGGACGACTAGGACGAACCTGTTGTTGCGGAGTGAGGAGTTTGATAATGCGAGCTGGACAAAATCGAATACAACAATTACGGCAAACTCTGAAATTGCGCCTAACGGAACTCTTGCCGCAGACACGTTAACCGATACTAATTCCGCTGGAGATGCGTTTACTCGTCAAACAGTGGCCTCCCCTGTTTCAGGCGCGACTTACGTGGCTTCTGTTTACCTGAAACAAGGCAATACTGCGACCACGCGAGTATCTATTGACTACACAGGCGCAACTGCCGTGAATCAAGATGCAACGGTGACGTGGTCTACCAACACAACCAGCTTTGGCACATTACAAAATATAGGCGGCGGCTGGTATCGTCTTTCTTTTTCCCGGGCCAACAATACGTCTGGCAATACTAATGTGCTTGTTACGATTCGAGCCAGTGGAGACCCTAGTGGTGTAGAAACGGGATTTGTTTACGTCTGGGGAGCCCAACTAGAAGTAGGCTCTGCTGTAACGCCATATATTCCTACAACAACCGCTGCTGTTAGCGTGTTCGAGAGCTCCTGGTATCGGCAGGATGAGGGGACGGTGTTGGTGGAGACTCGGCTTCAGTCCACAGTCGCAAGAAATGCTGCTGGTATTGATTTGAATGATAACTCAACAAATAACAGATTAATCTTTCGGGCGTTTACGACTGGCTCATTTGATCAATACATAGCTCGCTCGGGAGGCTCTACGGTTGCAACAATCGCGAGCGCAAACATTCCCTCTCTTCTTCTAAGGAAAAGTGCCATTGCTTATAGGGTCGATGATTTTGCACTAACTGCCGAAGGGTTGGCCCCCAATACTGATACATCAGGTGCTGTTCCAGTAGGAGTTAATCAGGCGTTTATTGGGTCTGCATTATCAGGAACTGAGTTTTTAGGGGGACACATCCGCCGCCTCTGCTATTGGAACCAGCGCCTCCCGAACTCCACTTTGGAGGCAATCACCCGATGACGCACTACCTACGCTTCCCCGACGAATCCACCGGCATGGCTGCGCTGGATGCTGCTGGCCTTCTGGACGCTGACGGCCACCCCCTCACCGCCAGCCACACGCACGCGCTGGATGTGATCGGCCCCATCTACCGAGGTGGCACCTACGACCCCGACACCGGCGAGGTAATCACCCCACCCGTCCTGCTGGAAGGCTGGCACGTCAACTACATCGGTGACTTGCCTGATGGGTGGGCAGAGTATGCGGTGAGCCCTGAGCAGCCGGTTAGAGTCTGGCTATGAGCGTTCAACCCGGCCAGCACAATATCGCCATCCAGCGTCGGGCTGACTATGACCTTTCGCTGCAGTTTAAAGATTCCAACAATGCCAATATCAACCTGACCGGCTGGACTGCTTACGCGCAAGTGTGGAATGAAGGCCGCACCACCAAATATGCTGACTTTGCTGTTACCTACACCAACCGCTCTGCTGGTCAAATCAGCATTGCCTTGACCGATACGCAGACTGCAGGCTTTCCCAATGAAGCCTATTACGATGTTTTGTTGGAAGACTCCAGCGGCTTGCGCAACTATTACCTAGAAGGCATCGTATTCGTCTCGGAGGGCTACACAGCACCATGACATCCGTAATCGTCAACGAGGCTACCAACACAGTCACTGTTACCACGCCAGGCCCTGCAGGCCCATCTGGCGCAGCTGCAGTTATGGTGCGCGGCCAAGCCAGCAAGATGGACAGCGGCACCATTGACATAGTTACGCAGGGCGTATATGTCACCACCGGATTGACTGCAACGCTTGACGCCAGTACTGTCAACGGCATGACGCTTGGCACAACACATGCCTTTGCATTGAAAAACACCAGCGGTAGCACAAAGCTGCTGCGTTTTTATGGCAGCATCGACGCCAAGACCGTCAGCGGCAACAACAAAGTGCTCGGCATCAAGCTGGCCAAGAACGGCACCGCCATAGATCAAACCGAATGCCGCGCCTTTACCGGCTCGGGCAACGAGGAAGCCAAGTTGGTCACCAACTGGATGATCAGCATGGCCGCTAACGATGAAGTAGCACTGTTCATCGCCAACCACAGCAGCAACGTTGACATCACCTTTAGTCGCGGCAGGATTGTTGCCAGCGAGGTGTTTGCATGACACTAGCCAGCCCTTTACGCAAGGTTGCCAGCAAGTTGATGGCAAAGTTTGGCGGTGTTGCAACACTACGCCGCGTCACGCCTGGCATCTACAACCCAACTACTGGCACCGTCAGCGAAACCACCAGCGATACCGCATTGCGTGGCGTGTTGGAAGATGTAAACCTGCGTGAAGTCAACGGCCTTATCCAAGCTGGCGACAAGCGGCTGACTATTGCAGCAGCAGATACCGCAGCAGCACCAACCACCGCTGATCGCGTCATCATTAGCACCCGTAGCTTGCAGGTAATTGAGGTGCGCACTATCGAGCAAGACAACCAGCCAATCACCTACGAGCTAATCCTGAGGGACTGATGGCACGCACTATCCGCGTTGGTGATATTGGCGATTACGTGAACCAGCAGATGGAAAAGTTACTGCGGGTTGCTGTGTTAGAGACTGACTCAAGAGTCAAACAGGCAAGCCCTGTCGATACTGGAAGGTTTCGCGTTAGTTGGCAGGTAGGGGAGAATGCAGCGCCAGGCGGGGAGAAACCTGCGGGGACCTACAGCGGCACTCCGCAGATTGAACGCATCGGCTACCAGCAAGAAAATCTCGGTAACGTGTACAGCGTGCACAACAATCTGCCGTATGCAGAGCCTCTTGCCAATGGCAGCAGCAAACAAGCGCCGGCGGGGTGGGTGCAAGGCATCGCCAAAGACATCCAAGGCTTTGTGCACGTCAACGCTGACCGCATCGGACGCGAATCATGAGTAGCACCATCAACGACGTCCGCGCTGCCATTGAAGGCCGCATTGCTACACAGATGGCGATTGCGCCGGCATATCCGGTGAGCTATCAGAACGTGCCATTTACGCCGCCAAACAATGCACCATGGCTGCAGGCATTCATCCGCTTTGGCGACAACGCCTATGCCACGCTGTTGCCGACTGGTGGCGTTGGCTTCAACCGCCAGACTGGCACGCTGGTGGTCAATGTCTTTACGCCGCAGGGTCAAGGCACTGCTGCTAATTTCACCATTGCAGAGCGGCTAAAGGATTTGTTTGATCGCGCCAAGTTTTCAAGCATTATCTTTGATGCAGCCTCGGGGCCAGCGCAAGTAACGCCAGCAGCGCCTGAGCCTTACTTTCAAACCCAGCTAACTGCTACGTTTGAAGCGTATCTAGACTAACGGTAGCCACTACCGTTCACAACATGGCTGTTACTGTTCTGTCCGGTACGTCCGGCGCCCTCTACTACAAACCCGCCGGCACTAACGGCAACTTCCCCGAGTCTGGCGTTAATGCCAGCACGGATGTTATCACCATCGCCACCTACTTGAATTTCAAGGCTGGCGATCCGGTCAAGTTCCGCGTCATCAACAGCCAGACCGGCGGCTCCGGCACTGGCACGCTGCCCTCGCCCATCGATGCAGCCACCACTTACTACGTCCTCAGCTACACAGCTGCGACTGGTGCGCTGACCGTCTCCACGTCCGCTGGTGGCACCATCCTTGCCATCACCGACGATGGCACCGCAGTGGCACCCAACGAGTTTGAGGTGTACTACGCCGATTTTGCTGCCGTTGGGCAAGTGCAGTCCTGGTCATTTGAGATCAGCCGCGCTGAGATTGACGTGACCACCATCGGTCAAACCGCTGGGCAGTATGCACCCTTCCGTGCCTACATCCCTGGCTTTGCCGACGGCAATGGCACCGCTACCGTCTACGTGACCAACGAAGACGCTGCCCTGTCTAACCGCATGGTGGAAGACGTGCTGCAACGTCAGCAGGTGGGCTGCGCCTTCAAGCTGTACACCGACAAGCAGGGGACTGAAACGCTGAGCCGCAGTATTGCCATGGATGCAGTGTTGACCTCGGCCAGCCTGAACGTCAACCCTGACGATGCCCAGCAGGTGGAAATTGCCTTCCGTCCGGCTGGCGTGCCAACGTTTGATTTCAGCACCAGCGCCTGATAGCAAAATCGCCCCGGCTTGCGCTGGGGCTTTTTTGTGCTTAGAGTACACCTAACTCATCAACTTTTATGGGATCCGCGCTTGCACGCCTCAAGAAAGCAGCCAACCTGACGCCAACCAAGCGGGTTGTAACGCTAACCGATGGCAGCGTGTTTGAGTTTTACTCCGCGCCACTCACAATGGCCGAACGCGAGCGCGCAGAGAACATGCCTGGCGGCAACAATGCCAATGGCTTTGCATTGAACTTGCTGGTTACCAAGGCAATGGACGACACCGGCAAGCGCTTGTTTGCGGCCGGTGAAATTGCCGAACTCAAGGAAGAGGTGTTAGATGCTGACCTGCAAGGCATGATGCTGGCGATCATCACCAACCCAGAGGATGCAGAGCAGCTGGACATGAAAAGCATTAAAGAAGGAGCTAAGTAAAGACAATCTGCTACTGCTACAGCTTGGCGTTGCAAAGGAGCTTGGCTATAGCTTGGCTAGGCTCAATCAAGAGGTGACGCTAGAGGAGTTGCTCATCTGGAGCAGCTACTTTGAGCTTCAAAACGAGGAGCAGGAGCGTAGAATGAAGCAAAGGCGGTAGGGTTGCGCTGTGTCTGTCGTCGCTAATGTTGCCATTAACGTTGACAGCCGCAATGCTGTTAGCAAGCTGCGCGAAGTGCAGGCGCAGGCAGGCGCGACAGAAAAGGCGTTCAATGGTGTTGCTGCTGCCGTTGGCAAGCTCGCTATTGCCTTTGGCGCGCTGCAGGCATTCAAGTTTGTCTTTGCCAAGACGGCCGAGCTAGAAAGCCAAACGCGCAGCCTTGAGGTATTGACCGGCAGCGCAGAAAAAGCTGGGCAGATCATCAAAGAGCTGCAGCAGCTTGGTGCTGTAACGCCATTCACTAGCACCGAGCTGATTGACTCGGCCAAGCGGCTACAGGCGTTTGGCATACAGGCCGACAAGGTAGTCGAAACCACTAAGCGGCTGGCTGATGTCAGCGGCGCCACTGGTGCCGAGCTGCAAGGCTTGGCGACCGCCTATGGCCAAGTGCAGGCCAAAGGCAGGCTGCAAGGCGAGGAGCTGCTGCAGTTCCAGGAGCGCGGCGTGGCACTGCAAGAAGAGCTGCGCAAGATGTATGGGTTGTCTGGAGAGGAATTCCAAAAGGCACTAGAGAAAGGCCGCATTGGAGCCGAGGCAGTCGAGGTTGCGGTTATCCGGCTGACCAATGCCGGCGGCAAATACGCCAATGGCGCCATTGCGCAGAGTGACACACTGCAAGGCAAGTTCAGCACTTTGCAGGACTCGATACAGACACTGGCGCAGACAATTGGTAAAACGCTATCGCCAGTAATTAAATCGCTAATGGATCAAGCGACAGATGCCATTGGCGAAATTCAGAGAATGTTTGACGAGGCCGGATCTAAAGAGAGAGAGGCTCAATTTGCGCGTAACGCAGACGCTGCAGTGCGCGCCATGAATCTAAACCCCTTCACGCAGCAAGGGATGATGTATGAAATGCGTCAGCGAAATATTGAGCAGCAACGAGCGGACTATGAATTGCGTCGTCGCAGTGCAGCCGCAAGGCCCAATAGGCCTGCCGCTGCCACGCCTGCGACCCCAGCACTGCTGCAAGGAACCGTGCCAAGGACAGAGAATAAGAAACGTGGCAGTGCACTGAATATCAACGACTTGATTGGTGGTGAGATTGGACGCAGGCTGCAAGAGCAGCAGGCAAGGCTGTCTGCGGCCACTGCAAAGATGATGAACACCGCAGCCGCAAGTGAGAATCCAAAGCAAGCACAGCGAATGGTTGAATACTCGTCAAAGCTGCTAAATATCAAGTACCAGATTGGTGCGATCGATGAAACACTGACTAAACGAGCAGGAGTGCGGGCAGAGATTATCGCAT